TAGTCTTCAACTGTTCCACCTGTTTCTTCCATAAACTGAACTAACTTCTCTATATTTTCTGGAAGTTGTCTTTGTTGTTGTACAGGTTCTGCAGCTTGTTCTACTACAGGTTCTTCTTTCTCTTCCTCAGTAATTTCACTTATAGTAATTACTTCTTCTTCCTCTTTTTCTTTTTCGCTTTCTCCGGAAGGTTCTTCAATTGTTTCTTTGTTGTTTTCTTGAGGAACTTCTTCGCTAACTTCGGATCCGTCGCGAACAGATACCTCATCTGTTTTTTGCTCTTCAACGGCATCTTCTTCTTTTTTATTTAAATCTACTTTAATTGTTTCATCTTGTGAAACTAATTTTCTAGGTCTTCCAGGTTTTTTCTTAACCTTAAATTCACCTTCTGTTTTTACTTGTTCTGACATAATATAATATAATAGTTAATGTAAAATTATCTAGGCGTAAATTGCTCTAGACCAAATCCACCTAATGAGTCGTTACCGGCAGATTCAAAGTTTTTTGGTAACAAATCGTTTTTTCTTTGATCAATTAACTCTGATTGTTGAGTTGCTTGTATTTTAGTTCTTTGATCTTTACGATCTTCTTTAAATTTATCTTCATCAATTTTAGTTTGACCTTGAGCTTGAGCAAGTTGCATATTAAAATTAAACTCTAATTCCATTAGACCTTTTTTAACTTGAGCTTCTCTTTCCATTTTTTGAACTTCAAAATCTGATTTAGCTTTTTCTAATTGAAGTTTTTGCTCTGTCAACACTTGTTGCTTTTGAGTTTCTGCTAAAGCTGTTTTTTCGGCTAGCTCTGCGTTTGCTTGTGCCTGCGCTTGTATATTAGCTTGTTGAGCTTGTTGATCTCTAGCTGCTTTATCTTTTCTACGTTTCTTTAACATTTGATTAGCTAGCTTGAGGTTTTTAACTTCTCTAATATCTATAGCATCTTCAAGATCTATTTGACCAGCTTTTAAAGCTATTTGTATATTTTGCTCTAATATTTGTTTTTCTTCTTCATCTGGCTCTAACTCTAGAAATATACCAAAATCATGCATGTTTAAGTTTTCTAACTCATGTAAAGTACCAACATTATATCTTGATATACTTTGCATTAATGACTGTTTAGTCATTGGAAACATTAAAGCGTCAGCTGCTCTTAGTGAAATATTTTCACAAGTTTTAAGAGTTAAATACAAACTAGCTTGTAATATGTGCCTTGTAGCTGTATTACTATTAGCTGCAGCTAGTTTTTGTAAGCCAACTAAAGCGTATTTATCAGGCGCACTAGCGTCTCTAGCTTCGTTTAGTCCGGTTACATCTCTTATCATTTGTAAATAATACTGATAAGTTTGTATTAAAGACTGTATCTTACCCATACCGTTTGAAGTAGATAATTCTTGTATTGGAACTTTACCTGGATTAGGTCCACCATCTTGAGTGTATGATCTACCTACAATAGAACCGGTTTGAAAATACATATTTAAAGCTTCAGCCGGATTGTAGTTTGTACCATTACCAAGATCAACCTCTGCCAAACCATCTACATCCATAAATACACCGTCAGGAACTACTCTTGACATTACTTGCTGTAGCTTTAAATGCGTAAGCTGTATCATATCAGCAAATGAAGTAATCCTACCAACTAAAGATTCTATTCTACCTTTGTATAATCTTGGAGCTACAATGTTATAATTCATGTTAACTCTAGTAGTATCTGAAAAAGGTCTAGTCATATTAGGACACATCGTCCAATTTAACATTTTTTCGTGACCTAGTATTTTAGCTCCTCTATATAAAACCTCTATTGATCTATAAGCTTTTTTAAAGTTTTCATTTTCAGGTGCATCTAAAAATATATCTTGTTTTTCTAATGTTTTCTCAAGGCCATTAGCAGTTTCTTTTATTTTAAATACTTGATTAGTATACGTTTTATATTCAAAATAAAGTACTTGAATAGTTTGATCATCATACCTACCGTTAAAATTTCTAGTATAAGTAGAGTTACCAGGATACTTTTGTATTTCTTCTATATCATTTGGTGTTAAATCAGGAAACTGTTTTTTAAGTTCTGGTAAACTTATGTTCTTTACCTCACCTACGTAATATAAATCTTCAAAGTTAGGATCGTCAGTGTATGAATATACTAAACTAGCTGGATCTACATAATGTATTTCAATACCGTTAGATCTATTAAAGTTAGTTTTTACACAAGATATACCTAAAACAGTTAGATCATAGTTTAATCTCTTCCTAATTAAGTCGTATCTATTGTAATCTAATACTTGATTTATAAGTTCTTCTTCTGCTACTTCTATAGAATCTTTATAATCCATTTGCATGTGCAGCTGGAGGTCTTCTTCATTTTGAAGTTCTAAACCTTTACCATTAGATTTAGAAACATCTAAACCAGTGACTTGTTTAATTTGGTTTATTAAAGCTTTTTGAGTCATATCTCTTTGCAATGACTCTGCGTAAGAAGTTCTTTTTAATATTGATTCTGGATCTTGAGCAAAAGCTTTTATTTCATAGCTTCTTTGAGACATACCGTTAACTACAATATCAACAAACTTAGGTATCACAGGTATAGGCTTCCAATCAAGGTTTAAATAGCTTAAGTCACCATTTATTGATAGTTCGTCTTTGTACTTTTGAACTGATTGTTCACCTCTAGCATATAGTCTTAATCTATGAAAATTATTATAGTTAGTATTAAATCTATCATATCTACCTCTATCATTTCTAAACCATTCATCTTCTATAGCTCTAGCAACGCGTAAACCATAATCATATGTAGCTTTTTCTGCATCTGGTACTACCTGACTTGGAAAAGAACTTGTTGTGTTTGCGTTTGGAATTATATTCATTTACTTTATTTTTGAAACATAACCTGTGTTATCGTATTTTTTTATACCTAAATCAACGTATTTTTTTAATCTTGTTGCAACTGGTGTATATCTATTTTTATTACAAGCCATAATGGCTAAACCAGAACTAATACAAGCATCGTATTTTGTTCTATTATTAATGTTAAATTGTGACCAGTCTTCTAATGTTCTTTGAAAATACATATCACCATAACTTTCGTTAAGCTTACCTACATATGTTTCAATATAACTTTCAATAGCAGCAGCGTGTGCTTGCTTAATATCTTCACTTGTATTTGGTATGCCACCTATTTCTTTTTCAGTTGAGGATAATTTATTCCACACTTTATCAGGGCGGTTCATACTAAAACCTCTATAACCTCTTCGTTTTAAATAGTATAATAATCTAGGTTTGTTATTCTCAGCCAGTATTGGCATGCCATAAAAAACTAAAGCCATAAGCACATCTTCAAAAAATATTTCAGCCGTTTGAGGTCTAGCTACATATTCTAAAAAGAAATGGTTAGGTGGTGCGTCTTCCATAGAAAACTTAGTTAAACCGTGTAAAGCTCCATTAGAACCTTTACCGTCAACAGTGCCGCTAATATCGTAAGAGTCACAACCAAATGCTCCAACATGCTCATTAGCTGGATATTTAATACCATTTTTATTTATAACTAAATTTTGTAGTTGCACTGGCGGTACCCATGATATTAAAAATCTACCATCTTTATTTGGCATAAAGTTAACTTTAGTATCCTTCATACCATTTTGCCACATAAAACTACCTCTAGTAAAATTAGCTTTATTATTAAGCTCTTCGTTATAATCTATCTGCTCGTATATTTTAGTTAGATTAAATAAACTTTGTTTTGTTTCGTCTCTAAAAGCGTGTTGCTCTGTTCTTGGAAACTGCCTGTAATATTCGTTTAAACTATCTTGATCTTGTTTTAATCCTTCAACTTCGTTTTCCCAGTGCTGGATAACTCCTGTTGTAATTTCGTGACCATCAATTCCTTTAACGCTATTTTTTTCTCTAATGAAAACAGGTAATCCGTAAGTGTCCATGAATCCTTCGTAGTTCCACTCCATAGGTATGAACAAGCTATAGAGCCCAGAAGATGTTTGTCCGTTTCTATTTCTTTTTGTAACGTCTGAATTATAGTATAGTTTCTTGAAGTTGTCTCCACCTTTATCTAATGAATTTGAGGTGCTACCCATCATACACTTGCCAACAATTCTAGAACCTAGCCTTAATGTAGTCTTTGTAACTCTCCAGTTATTTAATATATTATCAGGTCTTTCCCATTTACCACTTTCATCGTGAGCTAATAGTTTTAGCTTTTCACCATCATAAGAGTTATCACCTGTATTTTTCCAGTCAATAGTAGTATCTAAACCTTCTATTTCTAATTCTTTGATATTCTCTTGAAGCTTTCTTCTAGTAAGCTTTGCGGCTGGAACTCTATACGCCAACTCCGTTTTCGGCCTATCCATTCCATCTTGAATAGGTTTAAAGAAAAAAGGGTAGTTGACCGATATCGGGACAACTTTATCTGTGAACATTTTTTTGGCATCGGAACCAGACTTGGAAAGTATACCGAATCTAGCATCGGAAGATATTGTAGCTTTATTAACGAGTTCTGCTGATGCCATAAAAGAGAATCCAGAACGTCTGTTTTTAAGGTAACACATTCCGTAGGATCTGTGATCTGCTTTACAAGCTTCCCAAAATATAAAGAAGAGTCTGTTTGCTTCTCTGTAGTCGGGAGCTCCAACATCAATTTTTGACCATTGCAAGTACATGTAATGAGTACCAGTAATATATACAGGACTGCCACAATTGTAGAAATGAAAACCTTGTTCTCGACGCTTAAATTCTTCATCGATATATTCATACCATTTTTCTTTAAAACTAATTGGATATTCTTCCCAATCAAATCTTGTTTTTATTTTTTGTAATTCCTTTGGGTATTCAAACTGTTTCCAGTATTGTTCCTTTTTGTCCTTGCTTCGTTTATACGGTTCATCTGCTGCTGGTAAAGCAATCCTGAGATTTTGTATTTCAATGATCTGTCCAATCTTTCCTGTTTTGCTAATTACTACAAAGTCATAATCTTCATTATAACCGTAACTCCATTTTTTATACCTATTATTTTTAGATAATATTTTAGGATTTATAACATCTTTTACTTCTTTCCAAAGCGTTTGTTTATAACTCACTTACTTCTCCCTTCTGCAAAACCTTTAAAACTTTTAACTTGTTTAGTTTTGTCTTCACCGTCTAAAACATTTTGCTCTTCTTCAATACGTTGCAATATTTCAAAAGCATCCATGATACATAGCTTTTTAGTAGCTGCAGCATTCTTA